GCAACAACACGCTTTTGCGTCGCTTCGTCCATTTTATCAAAATTCTTAGGCAATAGTGTCTCCATTTGTTAGTATATTACTTTCTAATAAAATTATAATATTAATTCAATTTTATTAGTTATTTGCTGGGGGTGTAAAAGTCGGCTTTTTTCATAAAAGTCCACTTTTGGATATTCAATTCACATGGAGTTATTTTTACGTAAATAAACATTTATTTAAATAGATAAAAATATATAATTTATCATACTATTTTCTGTAAATAGTATATGTCAAACTATTTATTTAATATAAAGCCTAACAATGGTGTATTAAAACTATGTGAAAATGATTGTCCCGTCAATAAATTACCCGAAGAACCTAATTTACCTTACCAAAACACGGATGTACTTTATAGTTTATACCAAGCCTATCAAAAAACATTTACACCTAATTATATTACAAATAATTTATTACAATTAGCCAACCCAAATAATTATACCGATTTTCCATTAGGACCATCTAATATTTTTATTATAAGGCATGGCGAAAAAAACGATAACAGTGGAACCGATTTTTATTATACAATAAATTGTAATGGTATTAAACGCTCTTGTGAATTGCCCGATTTTATCAATAATTTAGGAGTTAAAGGATATCCTATATCGGCAATTGTTACATGTAACCCTTGTATGATATATACAAGTCAGTATAATAATACGTCAATGAGACCACATTCAACTATTATGATCAGTTCTTGGTTATTAAATATACCTATATATTCATATACTAGTTCAAATGTAGGGCAACCATATGACGCCACAACGGCTATAAATTTATTTACTGAACCATATTTTAAAGGGAAAAATATTTTAATATCTTTTGAACATGATAATATACAGTCATTAACAAATCAAATTGTACAATGCTATAATTATATCCAAAATGGCGGTGATTTGAATAAATTAAATAGTAAAACTTTATTTGATGTATCGACGCAAGATTGGTGGCAAAAAAATACACCCGTACCCCCTTCATACCAATTTCCCGGTTATCAACCAAATCAATCAGTCCCTCCGTACCCCATTCCTTATATAGATTATTCACATTTACTACCGTATTGGAACACAAATACATACGACAAGGTATATTGGTTGTCGCAAACTAATATATCCAACTCATTAACATTTAATATTTTTTATCAAAATATACGAACTTGTTTTAAAAATTGTAATTTAACAATTGGTTTAGTACAATATTGTACTTCTCCAGCCGATCAAGCTGATTTCACAACAAGTTATTTAAATGAGAATAATTGTTTACCACCATAGACTATTTATTTTGCGTGTTGATCTATCGGGCTCAGTTGCTCCAAATAAGCAACAACACGCTTTTGCGTCGCTTCGTCCATTTTATCAAAATTCTTAGCCAGTAGTGTCTCCATTTGCTTGGGGGTGTAAAAGTCGGCTTTTTTCATAAAAGTCCACTTTTGGATATTCACTTGATATAGACAAACGGCGGCTGTTTGTCACCATAATACGTGACTGTGAAAGCAATTTTGCTACTATTCGTGTTTTGTATATTCGGCGTCTGATGTAGCATATTTGTTAGTTGTGTCTCTATTTGGTAGCCATTTGCTTGAAGAAAAGATATTAAGTTTGGTACCTCATCGGGTGTCATTAATCCCGCTCCATGACAGCAATTGTTGTAGCCATTATTATAACCACCGTAACTATTTTGCCCATTCAATAAACTAACAATCGCAAATACGCACTGATTTCGCCCATCCAAGTAGTAGTCATATGGTTGTAAATTATGATTGATGCTAATGCGCCTCACAAATCGCCGCAGCGGCCCTAGTGGCTCTATGTTAGTTACCAATATGTTTTTGTATTGCTGTAACCCAGCTTCATAATAGGGACGCGTTGAAATGGTAAATGTTGAATATTGGTTCAAAATGTTGTTTATGTTCATATTTATTGATATATAAAGTATTAAATAAAAAAATTGAATTTATAATACCTAAATAAGAATTTAAATAAGTATTATACCATTCACACGTATTTAACAGAAATATGTCCCAAAATGATAGCCCCGTCTTCGGTGTTAATATTAATGATGTTTATATGGATACTCATGTGGCTGATAATGGCGCTCCTATGGATAAACGCATATCTCAAGAGAGCAAAGAACATACTGAGGAACATGTAGATTGGCAGCATGTAGTCCATCGCTTTAAATTTACGGATATTTTAATGGAAGAGCTGAATACATTTGCTAAAATCCACCAATACGATGACCGACACGATTTCAAGGACGCATGGAAGGAATGGACCGAGGCCAATGCCGAATTAATTCAAAGCGAGCAGACGCGCCTTTGTGAGCTCGGGTTTCGCGGCGACCTACTAACAAAAATGTTTAAAAGTGCGCGCTATTATTTTAGAAAAAAGATCGACCAGCAAGTAGAACCCAAACAGCGCCGACCCTATGTTAGTGTAAATAAAGAATTATTGGCATCAATGGACACCCATATTAAAGCCAATATCAGCCGAGAAAATTATCAGCCAAAACTTGGCTTCCAAAAATTCTGCGCCGACAGCGACGCTCTACTTCAAGAAACGATTGCTAAAATAGTTGGCGCGGGCTTAAGCGATAAGACCGTCATAGAAAACAAAATTAAAAAAACATACAAAAACCGCTATTTTATGATAACAAGTAAAAAAGCCACAAATTTATTGCCAACTATCAGTAACAGTGATGAACTCCACTAATGTCTTTTATCATTTTAAAGAAACAACAAATACTGAACTAAAAGCAAAACCAACTTATAAAATAATTAAGAACAACTCTTTTGTCGCTAATGAACTAACAAATTCTCTAACTATTGCCAAAATTCCTAATTATGACACTTTTTTTCACGTATATTTAGAATTGAAAGACGAACACTTATTAGTTGGGAAAAATTTCGGCGAAATTGTGCTCCAAAACGGCGGCGCCCAATTAATATATTTAAAAAACTACTTAAAGGCTTTAAGTAGCCCAAGAATATATATATGTACAATAATTAATTTCTACAAAACCTACTTAAAGAGCATAGACTTGTTAGTTAGCCGACAAATCGTCCATAATTGTATACATTTTGACGCGTTAATGATAAATGCTAGTGAAAAAATACCCATTATTGCCGATTTTTCGGTTTCCCTAAGTATTTTAAAGGCGCCTAGTCTAGACTATATTCGCCCTTTTTTTATCCAATATGACCCCGAATATATTAATAGGCCATTAGAGCTTCATATTTTATCCTTTTTGCTAACTAACAAATTGCCGAGCTTGTCTCTTACCAATATACAAACTATTATACGCGATGTTGTCAAATCTAATACGATATTACAGACATTTGGTAAAACAATTGTTAGTGAGTATGAAGTCGACGCAATCGCATTCTTCGGCAAATATGTTAATAAAACAATCAACTATATTGTGGCCGATATATTTTATTATTATGAGACGTGGGACAATTATGCGCTTAGTATTGTATTCTTGCGAATACTTATTGGCCTACACAGAAGTATTGGCAAACAAAACAAATTCATAATTCTCTTTATGAAGTTGTTAGTTGGGAATATTCATTGTAATCCGCTAAAAAGACTTTCTATTAGTGAAACTACTAACAAATTTGAGACAATTATAGATACAATTGATGTGAATATATGGAATAGCTTGACTAAGAATTTATTTGCGACTGCGACTGCGACTGCGACTGCGTCTACGTGATTTGCGGCGCCCACCGGTCATATCTGAACTAGATAAAACTGCGGGGGACATACTGCTATCCGATGAACTAGGCATCGGCTCGGGCGAAGAATCTGTCACTAAAGTTGGCATAGATGAACTAGACATGGAGCCCGCACCACCCATTTGTCCCTTTTTCCACTCTTTTTTACGCTCACTAGCGCGCTTTATTGCGTCTTTATAGCTAGCAATTTTTTCATCCTTTTGTATTTTTTTAACAAAAGCAACCCACGACTTTAATATATTATTGGATTTACCTTTTTTATGTGTTTTATTACGTTTTTTACTTTCATGTGAATGTGCTTTTCTGTTTCTTCGTTTGCCTCCTTCTAAATCCATATATTATTGCTATATTTTATTTTGTTAGTTAGATGACGTTTTTCGTTAAATTCCTTAATACTATTAAAATTGAAAATCTTTTGATTGCCCTTGTTAGTATTAAACTAACAAAATATTAAGAATTTATACTGAATTAACAAAATGAATAACATTCAATTTACACGTTACCTATATATTACCGAAGAGGTCAAACTAGCCCTATTGGCCGCTATCCTCAATAAAAGCGATAGCGCACTCTTTTGGGCCTATGAACTCTATTATAGCGGCTTTGAAAAAGAACTGGTTTCGCTGCTGTGGCAAATCTATTTTGACTTCTTCGCAACCCTTAACCCCGCATTTGCCACCTATTTCTCTAAAAAAATAAAAGAATTTAAAACCACCAAGGACGCATCTATTTTTAGCGATATTATCCAAACACTGCTTTATAGGCCATTCAACACCGACGTGTTTTTCTTAAGAACACTAACAAAACTCTACCAAATTGATGTAGCGTATTTAGATGAAACTGATATTTACGATATCGCATCATTCAAATCCAATATGCTTGTTTGGATGGCGAATTGCGACTATCGCTCCTTAGCCCAGTGGATATTACATGAACATACTAGCGTTTGTATTCCATTAGAACAAATATATTATTGCTGCTTAGACCTCTTTGAAAACGACATTAAACTAACAAAATCTAAAATGGGCAAAGACTTTGTTAGTTTGTTGGCAGTTTTAGACCCTATTCACAGTAATCATATTTTACTAGCCAAAATTATGGAACTCTTTTCTAAATTAAAACAACTCAAAAGCGGCCGCAGCACCTACTTTACCACTGAAAAAGACGCTATAAGCGCATATGAAACCTTGTTAGTTGGCAATGGCTTTAAAGCATACCAAATTCTACGTACTGTTCCTCTTTGTAATATTGACGAATTCCAAATGTTGGGCCTCTTTAAATTAAAAAGACATAAATATAATATTTCGCAGATTTATTGGCATGAATGGCTGCCTCACGCCGCAACTACTCCTTTATGGGCTGAGCGTATCAGCGAATTTGACGGCACTGTTGCTGGCAAGAGAGTTGAATTCCCTAGCGACGACTTATTTGAAGCGTTTCACGATAAGTATGGATTGGAGCCGGATGAGCAGCCAAAAGAGGTTCAACAACGTAGCATCATGCCCATTGAAAAGAGTATGACGTGGCACACATTTTATAAAAATTATAGAAAAAATGGGCTAGTTGAAGTATTTGACGAAGAATTCGCTGAGCTGGATATTGACGATGTAAATTATTAATTTATTTTTAATATTTTTTTTTGGTTGAGAATTTTACAGCAACAAACAACAAAAATTGAAATGCGTTTATATTTCTAGTGAAATATATATTTAACAACACAAACACCGGATCCAAAGACCTTTAACACTTAACACTTAATTAACTCACTAATATTAATACGATGGCACACGCCGAGTATTTTAACGCTCAGACTAAATTACAAGATATTTTAGCTAACTGTCAAGATTGGAATGGAGAGCAACTTAAAGAAGCCTTAAATGGGCTGCTTGTCTCCACCGTAGAAATGGTACGGGTAAAAAAACAAACGGTAAGTCCAATAACACCACCAACACCAATAATAAGTTCCACAAGTTATAGCACTAGGCCAGTAGCCCGCCTTGTAGTGCTGCCAACTGCCGGCAGTGATAGCAGTGTCAGCAGTGATATCAGTGATAACACTAGGCCAGTAGCCCGCCTTGTAGTGCTGCCAACTGCCGCTGCGTCTGCTGGGTCTAGCACCCCACGCGGCCCACCACCACCACAAGCTTTCACCCAAAACATGGTTATGGCGAATCAAACGGGCGAGCTTAGACCCAGAACAGCAGTTGTATATCGTATGTCTTGGACCAGATACTCCACAAATTTCATGAAAAAACGGGCTATTGGCGCCGCTAAATTTAACACCAGATGCGCCAAAGCTTGCTCCATTTGCTGGGATACACACACGTATGGTGAGTCTGTAATCACCGACTGTAACCACTGCTTTGGCAAAGAGTGCTGGCAAACGTGGATGACACAGCCAAATGGCAACCAATCATGCCCCGAATGCCGCACACACACCCCAAAAACTGTCTTTTACTCACAAATGGCTGAGAGAAAAACCAAGCAAGCTAAAGAGGAGGAGGCACTAGCACGCGCAGAGGCTCGCTCTGCTGGATTTGATTGATATAGTATATGTTTCTTGTAATTTTGTAATTAATTATTTAACCCTTTTTTTGTTACACGTGTAAAAAAGATCTAAATAAAAATAAAATAAAAAATTGAAATTATTATTATCAGCCTAGATAACAACAGATATTATACACAATGGTAAAGAATACTCACGGTGGCTCCGGCCATAAAAAATTCGCACGCAAGCATACTACGGGTGCTAAGGGTAGCAGTAAATTACGCACATCCGACAGTGATGGAGAAATATACGCAGTAGTAACCAAAATGCTTGGCAATGGCATGTTTCATTGCTACTGTATAGATGAAGTAACACGTTTAGGTCATATCCGAGGTAAGTTTTCCAAGCGAGGCGGCAAGCGCGACAATATGGTAGAAGCGGGCAAATGGGTGCTTATTGGACTTCGCGAATGGGATATTAGTCCAACCGCAATGGCATCTAAGAGCGATAAAATTCAGCAATGCGACTTATTAGAGGTCTTTAATGACGCCGATAAAAGTAGATTAAAAGACACAGTTGAAGAAGAATGGCACCTATTGGACAGCAATGATCCAACCAAGCATAGGTCAGATGTTCCGATTGACTCCAGCGACATTGTCTTTACGACATCAAAAGACTTGGAGCGCCA